CAGGAAGTTTTTAAATGTTTTCATAGTATTATCCTGTTATTGCAACATTAACTAATAGTAATGTTTGCATATGTACCTGTTCCAGTAGCACCCAATCTGTCACCAGTGACAAATGCCTTATCTGATACAGTAGAAGTTCCATTATCAACGATAGTTCCTGTTATAGAACCAGCACCGATTGATAAATCTTCTGCTTGAGATGGGACTGTAAATGTGAACTCACCATTGTTAACACCAGTTTGTGCAGCTGCAGTTGCAGTGATTGAACCAGTGACTGAACCAGTGACAACTAATGTTGCACCGTTAGTGATATCTACATTTTCATTCCAGTTAACAACAACAGTTGCAGTATCACCTTGGTCATATGATGCAGCTTTGAACCATACTCCAGTGATTGTTGCCTCTGCAATTGCAGTTGCAAGGTTAGTAGCAGAACCTACTGCAACAAGAATCTCTTCCAAGTTTCTTGAACCAACAGTTTTCTTTAGTACCCAACCCTCTGTTTTTGCAACAGTGTTGTTCTTATCTTCCTGTTTTAGGTATTTTGGTTTTGACTCTGTTCCGTCTGTAATTCCCCATAATGCCATTTTTCTTCTCCTATTTAGAAACTCTTAATATTGTATCAAAAGTCTTTTTAAAAGACTTAGTGTCTTTTTGTAATAACTGTATGTATTTAGTTCTTAATGCTGGCTTAACCTTCATTAATGTGTTATAAACTTTTGCAGCATCATCTGCTTTAACTTTACTCTTCTTGTTGTCGTCTGTTGAGACTTCACCATCTTTAGTTAAATCTCTAAAGTTTCCTAACTGAACTAATATGTTCTTATCTGCCCATGATTGAGTACCACTTGCACCCTTCATCTCTAGAGCATTTAATGCATTCTGCATCACTTCGTCTTCTGATGCTTCTGAATACTTACCACCTGCCATAGTAGAGATTTTCTCTAACTTTGCACGAAGGTCTTTTTCATTCTTTGACTGTTGGACTGCACGTGCAATCTTCTTATTACCTGCATCTGACATCATTCCAAAATCACCGATTTTCTCCATGATTTTGTTAATCTCTTTTGCAGCAGTTTTAGAGTATCCTAGTTTCTTTATCTTCTCTCTAAAAACTTTAAGTCTGGCATCCATTCTATCCATGCCTTTTACTCTCCAAATATTGCGTATGACAATATTGAGTCTTGCATAATTATCTCTGCCATCTCTTCTCTAAACATTGTGTCGCCTTGAAAGTCTTTTGCAAACTTTTCATGCATTCTGTTTGTTAATACGATGTTCTCTTCGTAACCCATAACTTCACACTTCTTTAAGTGTCCTTGTATAAGTTTACCATATTTTTGTGAATCAGGAAATTCCTTTTCTGATTTCATTAATTTTGTAAGGTCACTTAAAATTTTATTTAACTTAGGTGCCTTATAGATGAATGGTTTTTCATTACCATGTTTGTCTATAAGAGCATCTACTTGTTTGTAGTAATCCCTTGATGCTTCATCAACATTCTTTAGATTTTTTTTTTCAGCGTTATCGCCAAGTTTTATAAATTTCTTTGAAGGTTTTGCTTCGTCTATCTCGTTAGAGTTTTCTTCGTTTTTACCTTTGTAGTTTTTGTCTACATAGTCAAAGAATTTCTTCTTCTCTTCATCTGATTTGAATTCAGCAGGTGAAGTGACACCAAATTTTTTAAGTGCTGATTTAAAGAAGTCTTGGTATTCTTTAGAACCTTCTAAGACTGCCCTAGATGCTTCTAATAGGTCATTTGATAACCCTAGTGATGTAAATTTCATTGTTCTAATTCCCCTTTATCGAAATAATTGAATAATTTTTCTTTGCCTTCTTCATCTAGTCTAAGGGACTTAGATAAACGACCTAACATGTTCTTTTCAGTGAGTTTTGTTATTGTTCTTTCAACAGAAAGTTTCTCTTCTTTAACTTCTTCTACTGTTTCTTCTGGTAGAGGTTTAACACCTGCTTTTTTAAACATTTTTTCTAGTTCTTTTTGACTAGCCATGTTTCTGTTCTTGTTGTCTGCACCCATAGAGAATGTAGTTTTCTTAAATCCATCAGGATTTTGTTTCTGCATTCCAAGTGCAACTTTAACATCAGTCATACTGAGAAGTTTTGCAATACCCATAGCTTCTGTTTCACTCTTAGTATTGAATACCTTCTTAATCATCTCACCAGAAGATGCTTCTAAGACCAACTCTTCTGTATCTTCTACAAAAAAGGTTGCAAGTTCTTCATCTATTTGGTCACTTAGTATATCATCTGCACTTTTTTCCACACTGCCTTCTTTTAAAGCAACATGCATACGCACTTCTTCTAGTTTTTCTTTCCAGTTTTCTGACTTATAACTCATAGTATTATTTATAATATATTTTAGTTCGATACCTACTCTTCTATACGAATAACTAGGTTATTTTCCCCTTTGATTAATCTATGGTAACTATTTTTTAAAATATAGTAATCCCTTCCGACTGTCAAATCTTCAGGTAAACTATCATCTTTTTGTAGTTTCCACCCATTTCCACTCAATACATGAACAGTTCGATGTTGTTTATCTCTATGCCAAACGAGTTCACTATCATCCACAGTATGTTCAAAAGTTCTAACTTTGAACATTTTCCCTGTTCCGTGTTGTTCTAAAACCTCTTCTTTATATGGTTTAGTCATCTAATCCAGGATAGAAGTTGTCGTTCTTTTCATTGTAACCATAAAAACTACCCTCTTTCTCAGGTATGTTTATTATTCCTTGTACCCAATTGTCTGCGACATCTTCGGCATATGATTCACTATGAGCATGAACTTCTCGTGTTTCCACCAATTTGTCATTCTCATAAAGTTCTACTTCAAATCCTTTATCGTTTTTAAAAACTTCTGCATATCTATTTTCGTATGCGTATGTATGGTATAATTTATTCATGATATAAGTATATAGGTTTTACCAGAAAAAGTCTCCTCCACCTGATAAACCGAGTTGTTTTGCATAATGAGGCAATCTACATGCCCAATATCCTGCTTTTGTTTTGTCTGTTTTGTTTTTGCAGTCATGTCTTGCCGCGAATGAATCGGCAGCTTTCTTGTTATTGATTTTGACTTTGAGACCTGTTGTATCACCCCATGTGATTTTCTTTATTTTGTCTCCGTCTTTTACATAGACATAATACTTTTTAGGACCACCAACTTTAGGTGAGTTGAGTTCTGGTTCTTTTTCATCTTCTTCAAACATAGGGCAGTCTAAAGGCACTAATTCACCTTCATATACTTCAAATGACCCTACATCAGTTTCTAAGATGTTTTTATCAACTTCTGTTAGTGTATATTTGTTTTCTGATACTAATCTTCTTGCCTCATTGATGCATTCGAAATACATCATAGAACCGAGTCTAAATGGATTGTCTAAAAGATTGGTTTTATTGGATTGCATTGCATCTAGGGTTTCCTCGATTGCAACCTCTTTCAATGTTTTCATAATTACTTATCTAATACTTCAAATTCTTCATTTGCAGGATAACCTTTTAGTGGATTACCAAACACATCTTTGAAGTTTTTCTTTGCTCTATTTTGTTGTTCGTGAAATGCTTTCTCAGTCTCTTTAATGTATGCTTCTTCTGATTGACCTGGTGTATCTGCTTGATATTTCTTTCTTATATCATCTGTTCCTAATTCACAAACACCATCATCAGATACATTACCTTTACCTGGCATCATTTCTTCACCAAATTTTAAGAATAGTTTTCCTTTCTCTTGTTTCTTATCTGTTGCTTTATGCCCTATCATTGCACCAAGGTCATTGATTAGTTTTAATCCCTTTTCAGTAGACTTTTCGTATTCCTTTTCAATCTTCTTTTTGATTTTTCCTTGTATGAGGTCTATGATGTCGTGATAACTAGTGACTAGTTTACCTTCTTCTATAGATTCACCTCTGACTTTATCTGCAAGGTCTTTATCTGCCTTACCCCATGTGCCTGAACCTTTAGTGATAAAACTGTTCACTCTTGCGTGTCCCCATTGCTCAGGAGTTGTGCCAGGTCTATGACCAGTTCTCCATGCAGCGACACCTCTTTTGTATACTTGTTTGAGTATACCAACAGATATGCCTGTTTTGTCGGCTTTCTTTTTAAGTGACTTATCGGCAGCACCTTCTTCTTCTAATTCGACTTCTTCTCGTTGTGCTTCTCTCTGTTTTTGCATCAACTCATTTTCTTTTTCTTTCTCGTCTTCTGCCTTTTGTTTTTCGTTTTCTTTTTCGTGTTTCTGTTTTAACTTTTCGACTTCTCTTTCGTGTTTGTCTTTTTGTCTATCTGTTTCGTCTGCTTGGTTTGCTTTCAGTCTTGCAGCGGCAACTGCATCTTCACCAAACATTTTTTTGAATTTCTTTGTGTGTTTTGAGGGTTTTGTTTTTGCTTGTGCATCACCTGGAGCAGGTTCATATGCACTAGAATTATCATCGTCTTTCTTTGCACCCTTTTCGAAGTGTCTTGCTCTATCTTGTTTAGTAGACTTTGCAAGTTTATCATCACCTTTCTTATCGAAGTATTTCTTAGGTTGAGTTCCATCACGAGATTTTACATCTTTATCTTGTGCTACTTTCTTTACCTCTGCGATATTTTGGTCTAATATATCCATAATAACTATTTATCCTTTTTTCTTCAGTAATAATTCGTATTCTTTCCAAGAAGTTGCCTTCTTATTACCAGGAAACTTAGATGACCAACCTTGTAGATAACTGTACAGTTTTGAGGCCTTTCCATCTAGGGTTTTTATATCATCATCATTTGTGATTTCTATAAAATCCTTCTTAAAGATACTTTTGAATTGTTTTGAGTTCTTTTGAGCTGCATCCCAATCACCTTTTACTATTTCAGGTGGTAATTTTCTTGCCCTCTTTTCGTTTCGTTTTTGTGCATTATCTAATGATGCACTTACATATATCATCTTGTACTCATAACCTAATTCATCTAACATCTTCTTATAGTTTACAATTTTAGATGCTTTAGCACTGGTAGTGTCAAAGATAAGACCAAGTCTACCTTCAATATATCTATCCATTGCATTACCTGTAATCTTTTTTGCCTTGGCACGGATGCCATCTCTGACATTTGAATCAATTTTTCTTAAATCTAGGGATAATCCTGCCTTCTTTAGACCTGCCTCAAAAGCATTATCTGTATTGACAAGTTTTAATCCCAATGCTTTCAGGCCTAGTTTCTTAACAACAGTAGATTTACCTGAACCAGGACCTCCCATTAAGAACACTGCTTTGAATGTTCCTGGGTCATAGACTCCCTCGTCTATTAAGTCTTCTATCATATAGTCTGGTAGTGTTGACTCAACAATACCCATACCTTTACGAATATCTTTATATAGATTCTCTATATCCTTTTTGTTTCTTGTAGGAACTCCTTTAGAGAATGCTTCGAAATCACCTTGTTCTGCCAATGCACGGAGTTTTGATGCACTCATTCCTGAAACATCATCGGCATCTGGGTCTCTTTCTCCTGCAGATACTATTTGTATCTCATTGAAGTTGTAATATCCATGTCTTGCTTTGACACCATTGTATTTCTTTAATAGTGTTTCGAACTCTTTGACTCTATCTGAACCAACGACCATTTTTACTCTGTTATATCCCTGTTTCTGCAATTCATTACATATATCAAATACAGTTCTTGCAGCGACATTTGCAACTATTCTACCAAAGAACTTTTGAAGGTACTTAATCTTGTCTTTATGTGATAATGGATTTTTCTTGGGGTCATTTGAATGTGATGTGAATAACATGACTTGATATCCACCACTTGATTCTTTTTTGAGTTTGTCTACTAACTTTGCATGACCTGTAGTAGGTGGATTGAAACGACCAAAGGTGAATACTACACCTTTATCCTTTCCTTCTTTTAAAAATGAACTTAATTTTTTCATGACATATCTTCTCTATCTTTCTTAACTAAACCTGCTAGTATTTTCATATTCTCAACACCACTTTTACTTGTGTCATAGTGATAAGGTTTAGGTGTGTCACCAACAACCCAATCATCCTCTTTAAACTCTATATCTGTTTGAGCAGGATAATCTGGTAGTGCGAAAGTTCCGAATGATTTTAATTTGCCCATTACTTATCCCAATTCTTTTGTGCAGTGAAGTTATTGTATGCAAACTCCATTCTATCTACTAATTTGACTGCACTTCCTGTTTTATCTATTGCAACATAACCTTCAGGATTTACAACTTCAAAACCTGTTGCAGTCTTTTTGAAAGTTCCTATACTCTTTACTCTATTTAGGGCAACAATGATTATCTGTTTTGCAATAACAAGACCTTCCATAAACTTAGTTAGATTGGTAATGAACTTGTTTAATGCACGAAGTTCGTTATACAATTGTTCACCAATCTCTCTCTTAATCTCTTTAGTCTTTTCCATTTTAACTTTGCCGACTACTTTATCTCTCCAATAGTTCTCAAAGTGTTTCAT